CACTGACGAAAAACCCTTCTAATTTTATTTAAAAGAGAAGATCCATAGGGCAAATATTTGTCGTCTCCCAATAATCTAAAATGACCTATTTCAAAAACATTAAACTCATCACCAGTCATTCTTTCTTTAAACTTAACAATTGGTTTACCGTCTTGGATTCTTTCAAATCTTTCAATCTCATAATTAACTAATTGTTTTACATGTGTTAAACCTTTTTTTCTTTCACCATATAATAAAACAAAATTATCACCATATTTACAGTTAGAAACAAATATACCATTTCTACTATATTCACCGTTTTCATTTTTACTACAAATAGGGAAATTATGTCTATCTTGTTCGTTATTTGAACCAACAACTTCCATGCAATAAACATCATCAGTTTCTTTTAACCATTCAACAGTAACAACATTATGGTTTAAAATCTTTTTATGATGTGTGTCAAATATTTTATTCTTTTCTTTTTCAACATCTCTAATTAATTCGTGTGCAACTAAAGTATGTGTATATTTATAATGATTACTTGATGGATTGTAAACCTTTTCGTACCCACTAATATTGTCTTTAGGTGTTTTGCTCTCTTTTGTATAAAAAGGCATTAAACTATCACCCGATTTTAAATTTTGGGATTGTATAAACTCTCCATTTCTTAACATAAATTCATGATCTGGTGTTGTTTCAACATATGTTCCATCATCTAAATTAATTCTTAATAATTTACTATTGCTTCTTGTTAAGTCACACCAAATAATTTTACTTGGAACAATTTTTTTCGTATCGTCTTGGACAGAATAAGTCCAAATTTCCTTTTGGGGATTATTTTTTAAATCTACAGCAATTTCTTTAATTGTTTTTTCAGTACCATCAAGTAGTGGTATAACACTATCTTGTCTAATTGGAAGATTTCTTGTCCAAAAAGGTAAGTTAACATTTACATTAACAATATCATAAAAAAATTCTTCAAGTAAATGCTTAATCCTTTCTTTATTAGAATAAATATTAAGCATTTTTCCATTATGACCAATGGTTGTACATTCTTCCATAAATAAATCAAGTGCACTTGAAATTAAAGGATAATATTCCATACCTTCATAGTCAATATATGCAGGCAGTCTAGCTGCTTCATATTGAAGTGCTTTTTGAAATCCTCTATCAGTAGTTCTAAAAAATTTACTTTGAAGATCTTTTTTTTGTTGTAATTCTAAACCTTTTCTCTGAATTTCTTCAGGTGAATTACCTTTTATTAAAATTTTTTCATCTTTTATTGGTTCAGTTTTTGTTTGAGCAACACCTTTTTGATCGTCTTGTTCAAATCCCAAACCATCAAAATTTAAAATACTATTTAATTGTTGATATATTGTACCTTTTTTTTCATTTTCCATATTTTATAAAATTTTATTGTTTTTTATAAATAGTATTTTTTTTCCAAAAATCATTAATTTAATAATAAATACGAATTATTTTTTTATATTTGTAAAAGTTATTATAAAAAAGGACGTGATATTGAATGGACATACATTAAAAAGAATCATATGACTAATTTTAAAAGACTTATAATTATTTAAAATGGATAAAGAAAAATTCATTAAAAAATCTACCATTATACATGGTAATAAATATAATTATTCATTAATTATTAATTCAAACATTAAAGATAAATTTGAAATTATTTGCAAAAAACATGGAATTTGAATTATTAAACCCGAAATTCTAAAATTAACGTTTTTTTAAGTCACTAAATAACCAAGAATGTGCTATATATGGATTATGTGGACTAACGCTATTTGGAGAAATCATTGGTTTATTTTTTTTATTATTAATCATTTCTCTTTCCTTTATATCGTTATTAGTTATCATAGCATTTAATATCTTTTCAGTAGTTTTTTTATTTTCTTTAAATCGATTCATATCAAAATTCATTACATAAATACCAATAGACAATCCCATAATAGAATCATCATGAAATGTACGTTTATGGTCAGCAACTCTATTACCAGCAACAGTAACAAATGTTTGAAATTCGGTTAAAGTTCTAATTGATTTAATTATAACGTCTTCAAGATGAATTGCTCTTTGCATTTCAAGTAAAACAGACGCTCTATTATTACCAATGAAAAAACCCGGGATTAGATCAACAGTAATAACATTACCATCTGCCATAGTTTTTTGACCTTTTTTAATATATCCTTGTAATCTATCTCTCGATGGTTTATGCGTTACTTCGGCATAATGAATATTTTCGTAACTAAATTCTAATAATTTTTCGATAGTCTGAACACCATAGCCATTAGTTATATCAACAACGGTATATGCTTCATTATATGCTTTACCATATTGATATGCTATTTCAGCTAACATTTGTGGTGTTACTTTACCATAATATTCAGCTACTTGTTCGGTTTTATATCGTTTTATTTTAACTTTTTTTGTTTTATTTCCTTTAGTAATAATTTTTTCTTCAATAAACTCTTTTACTTTTAATAAATTAACAGTTGAATTATCTTCTCCATGTCCTGATGATGCATCAATTGTTTGTATATATTCTTCACCAATAATAGGATCTTCAAAAATCCACATATTATTATCAACATATTCCTGACGAATTGGTATTTTAATTTCATTTTCTTCAATACGTTTCAAATATTCTTCAGCAATAAAATTATCACCAGCCCCAAGAAACGAGCATAATAATTCTTGTTTTATTTTACGCATGTTTCCATTAGCGTTCTTTACTTCATTTTCAAACCAAGGAGAACTTGCTACCCAACCATCACTTTGTAATTCAATTCTTTTCTCATTACTCCAATTTTCATCAACTAATTTTATTTCATTCTTTTTTCCTTTATTTTTATACCATACAAGTCCTTTATTATATCTAGGATCATTAAACCACCATAATTCAACAGCAACAAATTCACTTTTATTACTCGTTGCTCCTTTAAATGTTGGATAAAACACAGTATCCATACCACTAGGTGTACTAACCATAATTGCCTTACCACCAGTTTGTAGTGTTGGTTGTGCAGAAGTCCAAAATTTATCTCCTTTTTCAGTCCAAGCAGTTTCATCCCAAAAAATTAATGTTGGTGTCATACCACGAAGACCTTTAGATGAAAAAGCACCTAATCTCGAACCATTATCATAGATTTTTAATTTTTGAGTATCTTTAAGGTTTTTTTCCGTATCACGACCAGTTTTAGGTTTAAGCCAAGTAGGACAACCTTCAATAAAATCGACAACATCAGACATTAATTCATCACGAGCAGTTTCTAATTTATCAGCAACAATTGCTACTTGTCTATTTTCATTAAACATAATATACCAAGCAATGAAAGCACATGTTGTTGTTGAAATACCTGCCTGACGATATTTATTTGCAATAACATACCGATTAGAAATATATTTTTTTATTAATTTTTTTTGAAACTTGAATAATTTAAATGGTATGATTTCACCAATTCCATTATTTCTTGTTTGGTCAAAAATAGTTAAATATGTTTCAATAAAATAAAAAGGATCACTTGTACATCTAAATATTTCTGTTTCTCGTTCTTCTTTAGTTAATTCAAATAGATTTTTTAGTTTATTATCTTTGGTTAGAATAACGGGTTCAAATTTACCACTCTTTTTTTTAAGTTTTTTTGCTAACTTTCTTTTTTCTTGTATTTCTTTTTCTTTTTTAACATCAACAGGAATTATAGGAACATGATCTGGATGTTCTTCTTTTGTTTTATTAATTTCAGGATTGACTTTTTTTATTTTATCAGACATAAATTATTCTATTACTACTGACGATGCTTCAATAAATTCATTATTTTTTAAAATAAATTTTCTTTCACTTAATAATTCTGTGATTTGTTTTAATGTCATACCATAATGGAATACAAGTAATGGTAAATCATCATCATTATGATTATCTTCAAACATTTGTTCATAACCCATAACACCATCAATTGGTGTTTTTTCAGTTTCATAAGCAAGTGCATGTATTGTATGATACCCATGCATATATTCTCTATCCACAGCATCATGTAAACAAAAAAGATCAAAAGAATTTGTTTTTAAGTTATATATTTTATCAATATGTTCATTTGTTGGAGGACTTGAATTATCGCAAGCAGGTGAAATATCCCAACACCAACTTTCAATATCAATATTTGTTTCATCTTTTGAAAATATAAACTCATATAATCCCTCACCATTTGTATTATAACCAATTTTTAAGATATATATAAGTTTTAATTCTTTTGAATTAGACATAATAATTTATTTATTATAAATACTATCATCGTTAAATAAGAAAAAACCTATAATTTTAGTTATTATAGGTTTTTTCTTATTTTTAATAAAAAATTTATAATATTTCTATAGTTTCTACAACATCATATTCCCCACTATTTATTTTTCTTTTTGTTTCATTAGTTGTTTCACCTAAAAAATGTGATCTGTATTTAGATGTTGTGGTTGAATAATTCCAATGTTCTGATAATGTAACATTATTATCATTATCAATATGTGCAATTACAGTATCATAGCTTTGAAAATATTTACCGTTATTTGTTTTTATAACAACTTGATTTTTTCCTAAATGTTCAACTTTTGCTTCATTTAGTGAATTATTTTCAATTTTCATAACTTGATTCAAGGGTATGTTATATCCTTTAGGATCAATCACTGGAATCATTTCATCTTCATCATCATATTCATTAGGAATATATTCAATATCTAACCAATCACTAACAATTGGATTATCTGTTCCAAACGCATCACGAAGTTTTGCTTGCTCACCATCATTACTTAACATAACTTCATAACCACCAGCATTTGAAATAGTATATGATCCATGTGGAATAAATTCATTATTAATATCAGAACTTTCTGTTATTTTACTTTTTTTTTTTACAACATTTTCATATAGTTTATATTGTTCGTCAATTAATTTATCAAGTTTCTTTATTTTATTAGATTTACTACTTTCATTAATTTTTGATTTTTTTAAACCTAAATTTTCTTTTAAACGTTGACGAACATATTTTCTTAATTTTTGTTCTGATTCGTTAATTTTAAGATTAACTGATTTATTTTCACCATCTACATTAATATCAACACTACTGGTTTCAGCACCATCGGGTTTAGGTAAACCACCACCCATAGTTTCACTATCAGGAGCAAAACCAAAATCATTGTCTGGCATTGTTTCTGGTGTTTCTTTTTCTGGTTCAGTAATTTCATCTTCATCTTCATTTTCATTAACATTTGGTTGAACCTCAATATTAGCAGGATCAACAACATTCTCATTTTTATATTGACTTAAATCAATATCTGTTGGTTGTGTATCTTTACCAGTTTTCCAAGCTGCTTTTTGTGGAGAAGTCATTTCTTTACCACTTTTAGTTAATGGTGGTGTTTGAGAACCAATTCCACCAAAAATATCAGACAATAATTCATTAATATTAACAGGTTCTTGACCTGCTTTTTGGAGTATATTATTATAATCATTTAATGCTGTCTGCAAATCTTTTGCTGCTTTTTCCATTTTATCTACATGTGGATTAACCTCACCCTTATAATAGGTTTGACTTACTTTAGTTCCAACATCTTTAGCTTTATCTACAACAGCCTTTCCAACATCTTTAGTTTTATCAACTGCGGTTTTTCCTAGACTTTTTAATCCTCCCCAAAGTTCATTAATTTTTTTCTGTCTATCATCATCACTACTTTCATTAATTTGATCGGTATGTGGTGTTAATTTTTCAGTATAATCCTCATGACCATATTCAGATTTTAATTTTTCTAAAACTTCTGGTGATACTAATAATGAAACTAATTTAAAATCACCATCATTCATACCATCTTCATATGCGTTAGCATATCCACTAACTAAATTAGTAATTTCTTCTTCATCACATTCAAGTATTGACTCGTTATTTAATCCCCTTGATTCTGCATATTTGTCGAAACCACCACATTCTGAACAATTTTCATCCAAACCACTTTCTTCATCACCCAAATCTAAATCTTTTAAATCATCAATATCATCATCATCAGTCATTTTTATTATATATTTATTGGCGATTTCACGTCTATCAATAATATCCATTTTTTCAAAATTAGGTTTAAATGCTGATAATATTTGACTTACATATGATGTGGCTTGTTCTTCGGTTAAGTCAGCTTTTCTAACATTATATTGTAATTTACCAACATATTTTTCAATATCTTTAACAGCAATATCTTTTTCTTCATCATCAGTTTCTTCATCATCAGTTACTTCTGGATCTGTTGCTTCATCATCAGTTGCTTCTGGTTCAATTGCTTCATCATCAGTTGCTTCATCATCAGTTGCTTCTGGTTCAATTGCTTCATCATCAGTTGCTTCTGGATCTGTTGCTTCTGGTTCAATTGCTTCATCATCAGTTGCTTCTGGATCTGTTGCTTCTGGTTCAATTGCTTTAGGTTCTGTTTTACTTGCAACTGTAGCAGTTTCTAAATCATCAAGTTTTTTTTCTGCTTTTTCAATTTTTTCTTCAGCATCTTCATTAAGCATTGTTTTTTTATTTAACTTACTAATACTACCAGTTTTTGATATTGTTTTTGAATTAGCATCATTAATGGTATTAAGAACCATATTTCTATTTTTGTCGGCTTGAGATAACTTATCATATTGATATTCCATAATATTGCCCAAACCACCAATATACACGAAATCAGAAACATCAGGACTTTCTTTAATCCCTGCCTTTTTTATGTAATATTGTTGATTTTCTTTAATAATACCATATGCAATACCATCAGCACCTCTTTTATAATCAATCAAAGTACCTAATGATTTGGTATTTGATATATTTGAATTAACTTCCTTTACTTCCGCTAAGTTTCTAAGTCTCCTATAATATGCTTCTTTCGATGAAAATTTTCCCATTTTTTATTGTTTTTTTTATATAAATTTATTATTTCTTTTTATGTTTCTTTATAAATACTTAATTATAAGTAAAAATAAATAACATATTATATTATTTTATAATTAATATCAATAATTTCATTTTTTATTAACGTTTCCTTTACTATTGGATTAATTAAACCCCTTCTTTTAAAATCATCAATAATTGTTTGATTAACTTTTTTTTCTGAAAAACTCTCATTTAACATTTTTTTATTCATATATAATTTTTCAAGAATATCATAAAATGTTTTTTCTGATTTTTTTCTTTCTATATATCCATTCAATTGTTTTTTTTTAATTATATATTTTTTCATTACTATAAATTTAATATTTCATCTAAACTTAACTCATTGGTTATATAATTCGTTTTTATGTCAGCTAATTTTCTTAAATAACCACTATTTCTTAAAATTTTGAACGTTAAATTTTCTACAGAAAACTCACCATTTTTTTCCAAACCAGATTGTCTCATTTTTTTGATTTTCTTTTTTAATTTTTCATGTTTATCTATAAAATCTTTTTCGTTAATATTTAATTCTAAATCATCTATCATATTCATAATATTAGCAGATTTTAATTGAACAGCACCAGTATTAATATTTATTATTTTTTTTACTGGTTTAACAATCCAATTATTATTAATTATTGAATATGTTCCAGTAGAATGATGAGGTTCAGAACTATCTTGAATATACATTTCAACATCATAACTTTTTATTTGAATTGGATAATTTTTTTCCCATAACATTTTTTTCATTTTGAAAAAATCACCAACAAAATCTTTATTTTCAGAAATTAAATTAAAATTTAATATAATGTGAACATCTAAATCAGAATGTTGATTATAGTTATAATTAGCTAAACTACCAGTTAAAATAATATCATTAAAATTTAAATCTTCAATGTCGCAATAATTAATGAAATTTTTAGCATTTTTTAATAATGTTTTTCTAACATCAGCGTTCATTTTTTCGTCTTCCCAAATATTTGGACATAAATTATCATGCATTTGAATTGAAGTAACATCAACAGCATCAGGTTCAATTACTTCTTTTAAAATATCAGATATATCATTATTTAACCAATATCTATTACTCCAACTTCTTAAATTTTTATTATTTTCTTTTTTAGACATAAAAAATGTTTTTCATAAATACTAAAGTATATTCATTTTGTACAAGTATTTATTTAAAACAAAAAAAATGAAATTTAATGATAATAAAATAATTACAAATAATTTAGCAATAAACATTGATTTAACTAACGAAAAGTCTTGGAATTTAAACACAGGGTTAACTGTAACGAGTCTTAATAAATGGAAAAACGCTGTATCTGACAACATCGAATTATATGATTTTGGATTAACAGCCTTTGATGTTGGTTTAATAAATGAAATGTATTCTGGTATAAAAATTGAACCCAAAAATAATATATTTTCTATGAATAGAATTGGGTTTAATGAAGTTCATAATCCAACAACTGGCGAAACAAGTGGAACAACAATTCATACAAAATATAATAACTATAATATTAGTGCAATAACTTCAAATGAAAGTGGTAATTATTTTTATTTAAATGGTGGTTATTTAAATGGTTTTTTTAAGTTAGATGGGTATAACTATGAATTATTTCCTAATAGATATGGTGATGGAATAACAATTGAAACATTATTAAACATTTTTCCAGAATCCGAAGGAATTTTTTATTTAATGGGTGTTCGTGCAGAAGATAAATACAATCCATATTTTAGTGGAGAAACTATAATGGGTAATACTACAATAGGTGTTAATACTAGTTTAAATAATTATTTAAATAACATTGAAGAAAAATGGGAACGTAAAAAAGCATTTAGAATACCCGAAGAATCAAAAGAAATTGTATATTCAGAATTACAATTAAATGAAAGTATAAAAAACAATATAATTGCATTTGAAATAACAAAAGACAAAAAAATTGGTTATAAATTAATTAATGACTATGGTTTAATTGAAAATAATACATCAGAACATCAATTAACTACAACAGGTTTTACATTAATATCAATAACATTTAATCCATACAAAAAAATAAAAATTAATGATAATTTAAATAGTAAACCACTAAAAAAAGGAATTTTAAATATTTTTGTTAATGGACGTTCAATATGGAAAATTAATGATTTCCCTGAAATATATTTTAAAGCAATAAACAATGATAAAGAAAAACAAATAGGAACATCATATAATATTAGTTGGGGTGGTGGTAGTTTTGGGTTAAAACATTCATATCATTACGATTATCAAACATATAATCTATATTCTAATCAGGATAATTCATATATTAATGATATGTTTTCAATTCAAAACGATCCAATTTTAGATGAAGAAGAAACCGAAATAAATGGAATTGTATTGAGTGTTGAAGAAATAAATGAAAATCAAGAAGAAAATTTAGTAAATGTTTTACGAATTGACTATACAGGTGAATCGAATACTAATAATTATTTCATTAAATATAACAATCCAATATCATCAATATCAAATAGAGATTATGTTTTTAATTTATCAATAAATAATACTGGCATTTTTAAAAATTATGGAGATAATAAAATTTCAATCATTGTATATAGCTATGATACTGAAATTAACGTTATTGATGAATTAATATATAAATTTCCGTTAAGAAAATCAGATTTTACTGATCCTCGAATGTTAGGATTAGAACCATTTGCTGATAGAAGAGAGTATCAATATATGAAAGATGGTATTATGTATTATGGTAGAACTGGATTACCAGTAACATCAATGTTTGATTATAAAAAAGACGTTCCATTAGAAACAAAAATACTTACTGGTGAAAATGTATGGAGAAAATTAGAATATGTTATAAGAATTCCAGATAATTTAGGTCAAAAATTCATATATTCTGGTATTTTAATTGAATCATCTGAAGAACTTAACACAACAAACCCGTTATACATTAAACATTTTAAATATATTGCATCCGATATTTTAGTTAAAGATGAAAGAAAAAGTAATTTATTAATTGAACAAAACTTTAATTCATCATTTATTGGTGGTATTCAAAAATTAAGATTATATGATTCTGCATTAAGTAATTCAGAAATTTTACATAATGCTGTGATTGAATCAAAAACAAACCCAACAATCATATCAAATAAAGGTGGTAGATTATTTTAAAAATTATTATGGTTACTTTATCAGAAATTTATGATGGGTGGAAAAATTATATATTTCCAAACCCACAAATAAAGGAAATTGCAAAAAAAAGAGCAAATATTTGTGTTAGTTGTGATAAATTACGTAAAAATAAAACATGTAAATTATGTGGTTGTTATGTACCAGCAAAAACAAGAAGTATTAAATCTATATGCCCTATAAAAAAATGGTAGAATTTTAACAATAACTATGTA